GATTACAAGTTGAATCCAATAACAATCAGGAGACTCTTCATCTTGATAACTTGTAACAAGACCTTTTGTGATAAGTTGTCCTAAAACACCTGCTGTAACATGATCATTACTGAAAGGAGAGATTTCATGCAACCAACCACATCCAGGTTGATCCATACCTTCCTTAATAGAATCAAGCAATTGATGCTCTTTATCAGTCAGGATCATGAGAAGAATTGATTTCGACCTTTATATAATTGCACAGATTCTGGGTTTGTGCCATTACCTTGTGCCACCTATCATAGTGTCCACAAAATCAACCACTACCTCTCAGAATGACTATAATAGTCTTGCACCTACCCTGCGATGAAATAATAGTATAATAAACTCAAAAAACAATTCACTATACTTTTCTATTCACGAGTTCTTATTACTTTCTTCTTTTCTTGAATTTCTATTCACGAAAAGGTACTCTATACCCTGTAGAATCTCTTTTCACTTAAATCGGTTTAGATAGCTTATACGGGTGTTTATCATCCGGAACAAAGATAGTCTACTCAAGAATCTTAAGGTTGTCAAGTAGTTTTATTCACGATACTATTGTTTATACTTACAGATACTAAAATATGACTCCTAAGTGATAAGATTTGAACGCAAGAATCTTATCAGGAATCGACCTGTCTTTTATTGAATTGTGCATCCTATGATTCCCTATTTTATGTTCTGTTTTATTGCGCCGGAGACAAGATGAACTCCCTCTGGGTATTTCAATGTGATGATAAAAGAATAACTAACTGATTGACTCTTTATCCTATAATGGAGAGTTCAATACGAAAGTTATATTCACGATGTTTTATTTATACACGAAAACATAAAAAAAGGAGAGGTATTATCCTCTCCCTATAATTCTTATTGACGAAAGATCAGATCAGTTGGAGAACATTTGCACGCACTGCACGATTGATGAAACTACCAACACTTTCACCTTCTTCTACAACATCAGTAAGGTCATTCATGAAACCTTCAGTGTCAGAAACAGTGTAAGTGTAGGGACGACCATTAAACTCAATGGTGACTTGATTGTTCTCGATCTCGCTGATGCTGGTGATCACGCTGCTGTTGAACTTAACCATGATGAATTAAAGAATTAAAGGGACAGTTTGAGTGTCTTTAGGGCGCATCTCATTCCCTAGATTATATCAGTTCCACACTACTTTATGACCACGTTTGCCATGCGCATTGATGACAACGTGAGTAGAATTGCCATCACAGAGATGACATGAAGCACAGGTAGTCTTGGCACCTTTCTCTACACTAGCAGCACAGTGTGCAGTACCTTTAGGATCAGCAACGTCTGCAGGTTTTACCAGAAAGCACTTCCAACCTGCAGAACTTGCATTCACGAAGTCCATCAAACCATCACAAGATGCTTGCACAATACCTTTGAAATCTTGTGCAAATTCACTGTTCCACTGATGAGTATAACCAGTGTGATTCTTTACACCAGAAGACAGAATCTTATGCCAAACCTCAACAGGAACCATTGCAGGATCACCATAAGAACCCATACGCAATACGCGACCAGAGAATAACTGAGTGTACTCAGATTCACTGATTACATTATACCCAGAACCTGAAGTATAGCACTTCCAGATAGAGTTAGGTGCTTGTCCTACATTCACATAGCAAGTGCCATTGTTGATCTTACGATGAGGACAACCACCACAAATAGATTCATCCAAACCCTCATTGTTTGCAACAACAGGATTAACATCACGACGAAGAATCCAGGTTTGGATCTCATCGCCAGTCTTGCGATTGCTAGACTTTTCAGTGAAACCTGTGGCGATCAGTACAATCGGAGCACCATCAATCGGGGAGAAACCTTCCCAAATTACGCGACCGTTTGTGTTTGCCATGGGTTGAATCCCTCTCGACCCATTAAGAATACACCATCCTGCGCCCAGTGCCAAAACCTTGTGCCACCTATCAGAGTGTCCACCAGACCCCTCCAGAAGGCGCTAGAAGGTCTACAATACTATCAGTTCAAGGGAAGACACCTATGAGTGTTTAATTCACAATCTGGAAAGCGTAGAGAACGCAATGACACAAATCTAGTCACTTACCCTGCCATGAAATAACACAATATAACAAACAAAAAAAGGAGTTGCTATAAACAACTCCTTAAGTATAAACTATTGCATCTCTGCCCACTTTTGGATTTTTGTTACAATATCTTGTGTGGACTTAATCTTACATTTACGATGCTTTCCTACCAGATAATGCTTAGAAATCTGATCAAGTTTCAGATCATTATGTATTGCAAACTGAGAATACCTAGAGTTTTGGTAGATTCCATTGCTCCAGGATTCTTTATCATCAAGTGACACATTTACGAACACTGAAGGAATACCTCCCAGAGTCATAATAGACACAGAAAACTCTTTAATTACACTCACACCACTGAGCAATTCTTTAATCTCAGAGAGTGAAGATTCCTGGGAGAGAGTAACAATGTCCATGAGATTGTCTCTTTGACCCTTTAAGAATCGCACAGATCCCAGATCCTGTCAAGGGTTTTTAGATCAAAAATGCTTATGTAACGATTCATGAAAAACCCTTGACTTATGCTCTGAGATCTGATAGACTACGTTTGTACCTATCCTGCTCTGAAATAATAAGGTATAAAACAGTGGAGAACGAATTCACTATACTTTCACTATTTCATGCAAAAATAAAATCCCACAGGTGTTCTGATACCTGCAGGACTTTATTCACGATATTTGAGTTTTTATAAACGAATTGGCGTACTTACCAGCGATCAGGTGTATCTAGAGACTCAACATACGCGAAGCATTTTAAGACTTCAGATTATTACTACGAGGTCTTGTATCAATTATTTCTAAAAGTTTATATCCTTTATGATGATTTCTTTGTCCATAATATGTCCTTCTAAACATACCTTCGCTCATGTTATGTTCGCGACAAAACTTCTTAAATCCACGAACTCTTAAGATGCATCCAGTTGCAACTTCTTCAATTACATAATCTTTTGCAAATGAATGTTGTTGATTTTGTTCAGCACTACACCATTCCAAATTATTAACATTATTGTTAAGTTTGTTCTCATCAATGTGATTAACCATTGGATAATTATTATGGTTTGAGAGAAAAGTTTCTGCTACAAGTTTATGGACAAAATAGATAGAACCTTTAATGTTTAGTGCATAATATCCACGCTGCACACGTTGTTTCATTTCTTTTGGTGATGTATTGTCATAATCTATAAAAAATGTGTGTCGCGAATTACGTCTCCAGTAACTGAAAACTTTTCCCTCACTTGATATAAAATACCCCTTATGAAGAGGATGCTCTTTAATACCTATCAAACTCTTCGACATATACCTCAACGCTCTCAGATGGTTCTAGTTTGAATAGTTTTTCGAAGTCAATGTCACGCGCATTAAAGTCTTCAAAAACATTAAGTTCCAGAGTAATCCTTACCTTTTGCTTTCTTGCTTGTGAGTAGGCAACTGACATAAGTACGCTCCTGTGGGTTATGTGAGTATTGTAAGATAGTGTGGCGTGGATGTCAAGGTCTGTGGCGTATTTATGTGGGTCTGGTGTGATTTTTGGCGGACTTGTGTGGGTTTTGTGACCCTCCGGAGTTGACAAATCGCGTTCGTTAGTGTAAGTTGTCTAAGATCACAAGGTCCAGAAGGATTATAAGATCATAAACACAAGACTCTAGAAGGATTTAGTTCTCCACTGTTTTAACACTCTTCCACAGGTTTTCCACGCATTTATTATACTTTTCCACAACCTTGTTAATAACTATTATCAGCATTTCACCACTTAAATATAAATAACACAACTATATTTTTTATCCTTTCTATGGCATACATTTACTCAATCACGAATCTAGAGAATAGTAAATTGTATGTGGGTAAGACTACAAAAACCAATCCATATGATAGATGGAAACAACACCTACAACTAGCACGAAGTTTTAATAACTTACAAGAGAACAATTCTACTCTCTCTATGCCTATACTTCGTGCTATCAATAAGTACGGAGCAGACAACTTTAAGTTTAGAGTACTAGAAGAATGTATTGACGATAATGTAAACGAACGTGAGACCTATTGGATAAACAAACTTGATGCTTGTGGTAAGAATGGATATAACATTACTCTAGGTGGTGAAGGTATAAAAAAACCAAAAAAGTATTGGGCAAATCATCCACATTCTAAAGCGATAAGTTGTTATACATTAGAAGGTGAATGGGTTAGAGACTATGAAACTATAGGATTAGCGGCAGCAGATCTTAACAATGGAGAATCAAGACAATGTATTAACGCATGTATTAAAGGTAAAACATTTCAAGCATTTGGATATAGATGGGCATGGAAAGGTGAGCAACCTAAAGTAGTAGAAAACAGAATAAATCGTCGTGGTGTTGTATATGGAATCAATCCAACATTAGGACGTAAAAAGATGTGGAAGTCGCAAGCAGATGCGGCAGAAGAAATAACTGGCGATCGTAAGAATAACAATGGTATATTTCAATCATTGAACAGTAAAAACAATAATAAACTACAGGTAGATGGATGGTATTTCTTTAGATCAAAACCAACGAATTGGACGCCTGCAACAAGAACAAGATCAACAGAACACTATAAAAGAGCAGCAGCACTATCAAATGAAAAAAGAAAGAAACCTGTTTATGGCGTAGATATTAAAAATGGAGAAATTGTAGAGTTTGATAGTATGAGTGAAGCATCATTCTTTATTAAAGGTGATGGAAACTATAAAGGCATTCCTAACATCAAAAACAACATTCAACGTATAAAGAATGGACAGACTTGGTGCAATGCTTATGGTTACAGATGGTATGAAAAACAATAAAAAAGAGGGTATAAGTACCCTCTCTCTGTATTAGGTTTCTATTCACGAACTTATGAAATTATTATACTGATTGAT